ATTCCTCTAAAACTTTGCTCTGGAGCTACATCCCATTTAGGTTTAGGAGGGCCCATTTCACCAGGTTTTAAAGGTTGATGCACGGAGCGACCAGTTGGCTGAGCATTAATTCTTCTCATAATACTCTCCTGCTCCCCAGGACTTAATCTATCAAAAGCTGTTTTTGTCATTCCTGATTGACTTGTTTGACCAGGACCAGGTGCGCTATATGTTTTAGCTGTCCTCATTTTTTGTTCTTGAGCTATTTTTCTTTGTATTGCTTGTTGTTTAGCCGCAGGTAACTTCATAAATTCATCATAAGTTAATCCTGTTTTACTGTTCGCACGAGGTACTTTCCACCCTC